GCCAGGAGCCCCTCGGCATCCGTGATCCCACGGGCCTGGGCCTCAGCCCTGCCGATCGAGCGGGCCGTCTTGATCGTGTCGTAAATCTGGCGTGCGGCATCGACGGCCTGGTCCCCGTAGAGGAGTTCGTCCGGCGTGCGGTACATCTTGGAGAAGAGGTGCTGCGTCATCCAGTTAGAGGAGACGCGAGGCGGGGCGAACTTCACGGGCTTGGCGTCAGCCGGGATGTGGAAGTTCACGCTCTCGAACTTGTTGGGCATCGTGATGTTGAAGGCGTCAGCGGCTGCCGCCGACGTCTTGCCGGACAGGCCCCAGTCGAACGGGGTGATGGTCCGGTTGGTGTGGACGAGGCCGTCCGCCGTGTGGAAGGAGGCCTGTTCGAAGTGGCGGGCGGTGACGAGGGCCTCATCCCCCCGCATCCCCAGGATCATGACCCTCGGGCCCTGTGCCGTGGAAACCTGGGTGACATCGTAGCCCTTCTTCGTGGCGAACTGCTGCGCGATACGGAGGAGTTCCTGGTGCCGGGCCTCGTTCTCGGCGTACGTCAGGTTGTCCAGGTGCGAGCCGATGATGGCCCAGTTCCGACCCCGGAGGTAGTCCACCGGCTTGGCCGCGGCCTGCAGCCCCTTGAGGGTAGCGGCCTTGCGGACCTCAGTCTCGACCCCACGGACCTGCCCGGCCAGGGCCTTCGCCTGCTTGGCTGCACCCGCCCACCCCAGCGGGTCGAGGGACGAGAAGTTGTGGATCAGGCCGACAGCCGTAGTCCATGCCCCGTACGCGGGGTCACCAGGGAGGAGGCCGATGGCATCGGCTGATGTCTGTGCCAGCCCCCAGCCCCCGACCTCGGGCATGAAGGTGTCGTGCATCGTGTCGCTGAACGACTCGCCCTGGTTGTTGATGTTCCCAGGCGTTCCCCAGTCGAGGAACCGCTCGTAGTCCTGCATGGCAGCAGGAATCTCGGTCGGGTCGTAGAGGCCCCTGGCGATGTCCTGTTTGATCTGGTTCGCCTGCTTCAAGTATTGTGACCTATCACCAACGGCTCCATACTCGCCCATCTCTCCGAAGCCACGGGCGGCGTAGCGGTAGGCCAGGGCGATGGGGCCGGATACCCAGTCGATCGGGCGGCCTGCAGCGTTGAGGACGTTGGACACGACCCCGTTCTCCCCGATGCGGACGTTGGCTCCGGGGTTGTACTCCTGCAGGAGTTTCGATGCCGCTAGGGCCTTGACAGGGTGAGCCTTCGCCCACTCCTCGTCCAGCGCGAAGTCAGTAGAGCCGGGCTCGACGCGCACGATGGAGTTGCTCACCTTGCCCGTAGAGAATGGAGTGAGGACCTGCAGGGCCCGCTCGCCGATCCCAGCGGGATTGACAGAGGCGCGGACGGCTTCGGTCAAGAGCAACTGCTCGTGGGGCGTAAGGACCTGATCGTAGTCGTAGTTCGATAGGACCTTGCCATTCTCCTCGCGGTCCCGTCGTGAAGCGAGGAACGCGGTGGTCGCAGCGTAGCGGGCGGAGATGCCCGTCAGCCCCAGGTTGGAGGCCTTCTCGTTGAGAGCCTGACCAATCTCACCCTTCGCCTGGTCCTTCGTGGTGAGTAGGGCGTACGCCTGGTCCCGCTTGTCCTTGTCCTGGATCAGCGCAGCCTCAAGCCAGGGGGAGATGTCGCCCCCGTAGAGACTCTCGAACCAGTTGGCTGCCTCGCTACCCGCGATGCCAAACAACTGCTGTGGGTTCACCGTAGTCCACAGGTGAGTGTCCGCCCCAGACACGATCATCTTATCCGACAGCGGGCGCATGGCCTGGACCTTGGACCCAAGGTACTCCCCGAAGACCCACTGGTCTACGGGATTCGCTGTCTGGGACTGTGCTTGGTAGGGATCGGGGGTATACGAGGGGTCGGGGACGAAGAAGTTGCCGACGAACTTCTCCTGCTCCTTCGTCATCCCGTTGTCTGTAGCCGTCTGGTCTTCGTAAGGATCAGACATTACTGCTGCCTCCGTCGTTCGATCGAGTCAACGACGTGTCGGTAGAAGGCCTGGACGCTCTTGGGTGCGTCAGGGTCGTACGCCATCTGGCGCAGGATGGGGAGGTAGCGTAGGAGCCGGGTGGGGACGGGTATGTCCCGCGAGTAGTTCTGCTCCTGGGCCTGCTGCATGATGGTCTGCAGGTCCGCGGGGTTCTTCGGGTCCGCGTACAGGAAGTTCATGTCATCGGGGTCCCCGGACGGGAGACCCTGCGGGCCCATGTCGTTAGGGGCCAGGTTGACCGCCTCCGGTGGCAGCCCCTTAGCGGGCCCTGCACCGCTGGCCTGTGGGTTCACGGGCTGCATCTGCTGGGCGTTGGCCTGCATCTGGGCGTGAGCCTGGTCGGCCTGCCGCCCCATGAGGGTGGCCTCCTGAGAGGTCGCACCCTGCATGGCGTAATTGGGCTTGGCTGGTTGCTTTGCCATCAGTCATCCTTTACTGGACTCGTAGAATCTGCTGCTGCAGCGGAGCGCGGGCGAACTGCAGAGGCAGGATTTCATCGGGCTGCTGCTCACCGGGCTGCGGTGCGGGGCCACCCTCAGCGGGCATACCCTCGGGAGCGGGGGCTGCAGCGGGGTTGGCGGCCTGCGCGGCACGCTGCTCCGTAGCCTGAACCTCGGGCAGAGCCTCCTTGAGCGCGTCGATGGACGACTTGCCCTCGGCAATAGCTAGCTCGAACTTGATGAGGGTCGAGATGTCCATACGTGGGTCTGCTGCGAACCGCTGCATCCGGGCGTCGGCCACAAGTTCGGCGTCGATCCGGTTCTGCAGGTCGATGTCGTCCCGCAGGTAGTCGATCTGGGCGCGGGCCGTGCCCCTGTCGAGGAGCTTCATGCCCAAGTGGGTAGCCACCCGCATGTCAGCCTGCGAACGGTCGAGGCCTGCGGCTGCGCCGTGCTCGACGCGGACGTAGAGGAAGTCCCCGAGGGCTTCGTCGGGCTTGTAGGTGTACTCATTCCCGACCGGCTGCCACAGGGGCTTCTCGACGTTGAGTTCAGTCTTCTCGATCCCCCATAGGAGGGCAACGAGGTCTTCGATCAGGAATCCCATGAGGTCCTGCAGGTTCTTGACGACCGACGTCAGCCGTCCCTGCGTCTTGTCCACGAAGGAACCTGTGGCGATGGACTGCCGCACGTCGCCCTGGCGGGCGGGGGGCTGGTTCACCTCGCCTGAGATGGACCTGTCAAGGAACTGAGTGAGTCCGAAGACCGCTCCCGCGGGGGCAGCAGGGGAGACGCGGCGGATGAAGGACTCTGGGGCGTTGGGATCGTGGTGGTAGACGGTGTTCGGGCCAGGCTGCTGGTCCTCAGCGCCGCCGATGATGTTCTTCTCCTCAAGCGGAGCGTGAACCATGTCCTCGATGTACTCTAGAAGGTATGTCACGATCGAGTTCTTGGCGAGGAATGGGCCTGCGGCCTGATCCATAAGCCCACGGAAGGCCCCATCAACGGTGTCGAGGGCCTCGAACGCGACGGGGACGCGGTTCAGGTTGTGCTTCCAGCGGTTGACGATGACCACGCGGTTCTTTCCATCCCGCGGGACCTTGCCATCCTTCGTGAAGACGAGGGCTTTGACCACCTCATCCTTCGCGTAGTAGTCGATCCGCTCGACCTCCTTGTCGCAGTCCTCCATAGGAGCGTTCTGCAACTCCTCTGGGTACTCGTTGGCGAGGTTGCGGAGGAGGACCTTCTCGCGGTAGAGCATGTCAATGAGCTTGCCGTTCTTGACTGAGGGGTAGCAGCCCACCGGGTCCAGCCGGGCGAACTGCGCGTACGGCTCACCTTCGGTGTAGTACGTGGCTACGGCCATGACACCGGACTTGATAAGGTCGATATAGAGCGGTGTACGGTTCCGCTCCCACCGTCCGGCCCATAGAATGGTATGCGCGATGGCCTCCTTGAGCACGCGCTCCTTCTTGGCCATGTCGCTGGCCCCACGCTGGACCGCCTGGATGCTGGCTTGGGCGTCGGTCGCCAGCGCAGCCGTGTCGAGGATCGCGTTCTTGATGAGGTTCTCGACTACGAGGGTGTCATCGGTCGAAGCCGTCGAGGGTGTGATGACCCCGACCGCTCCGCTGCTGATCTTGCCCCTCTTAGTAAGGAGTTGCCCCGTCGCCAGGTCGGTGACGGCGTTGATCCGGTCCTTCCAGTCCTGGTACGAGTCAGACGTGGAGTTCTCCCACTGGTCGAGGAGGTAGTCTGCATCGTATCTGCCGAGCAGGCCCTCCAAGTCTTGCTCAGACGTTGAAGTTCCGGGTGCCATCAGGCGTATCCTCCCTCATCGCGGCCTCTCGAAGCCGTTTGACCTTAGCGTACATGTCTTCCTTCTCCGTGTACTTCTGACGCCAGCCGATCGTGACCTCGGGTGTCCCCTTGATCCGACCCGTAAACTCCATCCGCGGGCGGAGTTTGAGCCAGTTGTACTTGATGAACCACAGAGCCATCCCGATGTCGTCTAGCTGGCCGTCCGGCCAAGTGACGAGTTCTCGGGTCAACTCATCCGTCATGTCCCGGCCCACCTGATCCCCCGCGGGGAGAGTGATCCGGTTCATCTCGAAGTCCCCCGCCATACTGCGAAATCCGTACTCGGTGTGGTGCTTCGAGATGCCAGTAGTCTTGTGTCGTACGAAGCTGACCTGATCCTTGACCCGGTAGTACGCCGGGTCGTCGTAGAACCATCGCCCGAATCCAGACTCCTCGAAGATGAAGTAGTCCGGCTTGTATTCGTCTAGGACTCGGATGACGTCAGCCATGAGGGCGGACAAGCTACCGGCCTTCGTCCGCCACGCCCCCATTACGTCGAAGCGGAAGTTCTCTCTGTTGAAGTGCAGGTCCCCTAGGACCCACCCGTTGTACTGCGACGGGCTTGGGTCGAGGCTCAGAACCCGCGAAACCTTACTCACGTTGTCCACAGAGCGGACGCCCTGCCAGCCAGGGCGATCTACGCGGGAAGCCTCTATGTGGGCTGGGTCAAACGTGGACCCTCCCTCTGGCATCGGGTTCTGCTGGTACAGCGTCTCGAATGCCTCGCGGCCACCGACCCGCTCGTAGGAGGCCATGAGTTCCTCGAACGACCAGCCGGAGATGTGGTTGCCCGCCTCATCGTACTCCGCGGGCCAGAGGACTTCCTGTGTGTCCCAGTTCAGGACGGCGGGATACCTCTCTAGATGCCAGAGCGGCGACCCCTTCCGAGCCCCAAACTCCACCATCTGCGCGGAGAGCGTGCCCGACAGGTCGTTCATGTGGACCCGCTGCATGATTACGGCGGCGCGGCCTCCGGGCTGCAGCCTCGTGAGCACCTGCTCGCGGAGCCAGGTGAGTTCGTGCTTCCGTGCTACCTCCTCGCGGGCCACCCCTTGGTCCGTAGGGTCGTCAATGATGACGAAATCCGCTTCCATCCCCAGAATCTGCTGCATCGCCCCGCGGGACTGGATCGTTAGCTGCGGACCCTTGGTGTCCCTGGTCCTACCGACGACCATTAGCTCGCCAGAGTTCGGCTTCCAGGGAATCTTCCCTCGTACGTCGGGCGCGAAGGGCCCAAATGCTTCGATCAAGTCCTGGTTGAGCGTCAACTGGTCAGCGATACCCCGCGCCCACGTCCTTGCGAACCCCCCGGTCTTGGAAACCAGGATGATCTGGACGTTGACGTCCCTGCAGATGAGCCAGATCGGGAGCCAGAGGGAGAAGATCGTGCTCTTCGCGTGCCTTGGGGGGACGTTGAGGATCAAGTTCCTCTCGCGGAGGAAGGCCTCTACCCAAGGACGAAAGTGAGGCATGAACTTCTTTCCCGAGAACCGTTCAAAGAAGGCTGCGAAAGCGTCTACGGACCAGTCTATTAGTGGTTGGTCCTCTTCTTTGACCTGTCTGCGGGGGATTTCTGAGTCAGGTGCCCTCCCGGTGGCGATGATCTGGCGTACCCGGCGCTCCGAGAACTGCAGAGCCTTGGAGATGTCGGTGATCGAGTAGTTCCGGCGCAGCCCGTCCTGGACTTCGGGCCACCACTCCACCTCGTTGGGGCGTGTATGGCCTAGCCGCTCGAACAGCCGTGCTCTGGAACGCCGCCCCCAGGCCATGAGGTCATGTGTCCTCTGATCTGTGGGCACTCCGCTTCCTCTCTCGCTTCCGGCGTCAATGCCCTGGCCTGCGGTTTCGCGCCCAGTGGAAACGAGGGAAATGAGGGCGGAAATGAGAGCCTATTCCTGCAGGTCAGGGTAGGTGGAGGGTCTAGCCCCCTGTTCCGGGGCCTCCTGGAACTGATTTCAGGGAAAGTGCTGGTCAGACAACACACTACACACACATACCTCGGCTTAGTCCCCCCCCGCCTGACCGGGGCGTCGTGCCTGCGGGGGCACGAGAGTCGGAGGGTCTGCCTGCCTGCCCGTGCCTCTGCCTGCCTGCCTTCTACCTCCCAGGCACGACATCGAACAACTGTTCGACTAACCCTGTTCTCCGAACGTGCGTTCTACTATGACCGTACCATGCCTGGCCCGTGCCTGTGAACCTAGCCCGCCGTGCCTGCTCGTGCCTGCTCGTGCCTGTGCCCCGCTGGCCCCGTGCCTCCCGTGCCTGCCGACTGCCGGATGCCCGTGCCGATCGAACATACGTTCGTGTAGTTGGGGCAAACTGGGACAAGGCGGACGGACGTCAGGCACGATCGACGGACGGGCTCGAACACGCGTTCGACCGTCCTCGCTCGAACGTGCGTTCGCTTTCGTGCCTGCCTCTTGACAGAATCGGCCCACGGGAGGACGATGGCCCCGCTTCACCCGCCGGGCCACACGGCTCACCGGGCAATCGGTTACACGGGAGGCACGATCATGGGAATTCGTTCCCGACGTGCCGACGCCAGGGCGGAGGTCCGGCGGTATCACGTCGAACCAAAAGGTTCGCGGGTTCCCTCCGGGAAAGTCTACGCTGGCAACGGTACGTTCGGCCCGAACGTCCCTGAGGTCCGAGTCACCGCACGTCCCCGTATCAAGGCGGACGGGCGCGAGACTCGGGACTTCATCGGGGATGTCGGTATCACCGGGCGCATGGTCCGCGACATTTACGGTCCTACGCGCAAGGGTTCGCGTTCGGCGGCACGTTCCGAGGCTACGCCCGTCCGCGCACCTAAGGTCGGCACGATCCGCTACGGTAGCGGACTCGAATCGGTCGGGCTACTGTCCGACTAGGCTCCACCGGGCACGGCGGGTTCGACTCCCGCCGTGTCCCCCAAATGGCTGACTTGACGGCCACCGGGCACGGGTGCTATGCTTCTCGTGTCAGGCAATCGGTCACACGGGCACCACACCTACGGGCAGGGTTCAATCCTACCCTGCGCCTCTGCTAACCGCAGGCACAGTCCTCGACGCAAGCGCAGGGTAGGATCGCACGCTACCCGATAGTCGGCACCACGAGCACGGGAGGATACGGGCATGAGCACACGAGCCTACATCTTCAACCGGCAGGTCACGCCGAGTGACTTCGCTGGAAAGTCCGAGGCGGAGGCAATCCGGCTCGCACAGGCGCAGCACGGGGACAGGGTGAAGGTCTACCCGTCCGGTGACACCCGGATTGTTCGGTACGTCCCGGAGGTCAAGCGGTTCGTGGTGGTCTGGAACTACGCGAGCAAGGAGGCCTAGCCTATGGCACTGTACTTCGACTTCGAGCAGGGACTCTACATCAACAAGCCCGCACGCACGGAGTACCGCATTACGATGGCAAACGGCGACCGCATTACAGGCACCACGACGCTAGGCGAAGATGAGGTGGAGGCACTAGTCAAGTCCGTTCCGATTGACGTGGTGCTCCTCGAAATCAGGCAGGCTCCGAAGTAGGGAGGTGGCATGAACGACTGGTTCGAGCAAATCGGAATCAAGCGGGAGGTGCCACTGTCCACCCGATGCGCTGACTTCTACCTGTTGGAGTCGCTCGTCAATCAGGGCAGGCGCATCGCCTGGTTCGATGCCGATCGCAAGCCCATCTACGAGTTCTCGGCCCCGCCCGACAGCCCGCTAGAGTTGCGGCAGATTGCGGCGGCAAAGAACTTCGACAGCCTGGTCAACGACATGTATGACGAGTTCCGCATGTACTTGTACTACGCGGGCACGGGGGAGTTGTGCTACATCCACAACCCCGACGGCACACAGCAGACACGCAACTACGACTACTGCCCTGACCACGAGGAGGACAAGGGCGAGTGGTCGATATGCGGTAGCACTGAGGAATACTGGTGTCGCTGCAATCAGGAATGCCACTGCGACACGGGGGCAGAAGACTACGACAGCGACGACTGCACCTGCACCGAGGACTACGACAACTGCACCTGGGAGGAGGAATACTGCGAGTGCTGTCACTGTTCGGACAACCTCACCTGGGATGAGGACGGCGACGGGTACTGCACTTGCGGCTCGACCTCTAGTCCTAGCATCTTCGAGCCCGAACAGGCGGAGATGCTAGGCGAAATCAAGCGGGGTGCGTGGGGTGAACAGCGGGTAATCGACCTGGCGGCAGGCCTCGAACCCGGTCAAGTGGCAGAGTGGATTGCTGACGCATTCGAGAACGGTGGCTGGTCAGCCGGGTACGGTGGCGAGAGGTGGGCTCTGCCGTACAGGCTGATGGCTGACGCCGAACGTGGGAATATCAGCAAGACCACGTTTATCGACAGGCTGTGGTCAATCCAGCACAACGGCGGTAGCATCTTCGACAAAGTTTACAACGTCAGTTCCCATTGCTACGAGTGCAACTGGGGGAATAACTGTAGTGACGTCCACGCACCCTCACTCATATCTGTCCTGCAACGGCAGGAACAGAATGACTACGACTACCTCGCCCGGCATGCCAACTACGGCGGGCTGTGGCACGAGACAAAGCGACTCCTCCGCAGGATGGGGGACCTGAGAATCATCCGGCCTAACCCAATGATGGGAGGATCATGAGTAATTTCCCCGACTGGCTCGCTGACTTGCTTGTACTCATGGTTCGAGAAGTCGAACCGTCAAAGCGACATCGACTCACTAACATCGCTCGTGCTGCGAGCGAATACGTGAACGACATGGAGTTTCGACTCCTCAATGCACAAGAGGAGATAAACGACAGGCTCGACTACATCGAGCGACTGGAATGGTACGGCGAACCCGACTTCGATGATGAGGAGGTGGTCTAATGGCCCGACGTCATAAAGGCAGACAGTTTCGGCGGCAGGGCCAGAAGTCCAAGCCCGGTCAGCCGCAGGCAGCAGCGCCTAAGCAACAGGCTACGTCGTACAGTACCTACGCTTGGGCCGACTGCTCGCACTGGCGCGACCTCGTACAGTTGGAGAACGGGCTTACGCTCATCGCCTCTGGCTACGCCGACCGCCCGAAGCACAAGAACAACAGCCTAGCGGTGCGCTACGAAACCCTGTCGGTGTACCTCGACAGGTTGTGGGAACAGACAGGCGTGCTTGCTACACCGGGCATTGACCTCCCGTTCCCCGGTGGCAAGCACCGATACGTGATGTATCCGTGGGCTGACATGTCCGTGCCCGACGACATGGAAGAGTTCGTTACCCTCGTGAAGTGGATGCTCACCCAGATTGTGCAGGGTGAGCGGGTAGAAATCGGTTGCTTCGGCGGCCACGGTAGGACGGGCACGCTCATTGCTGCCATTCTCATTGCACAAGGATTGACCGCCGCTCAGGCAGTCAACAAAGTCCGAACCCAATACTGCCAAGAGGCTATCGAGACAGCGAGACAGGTGAACTACCTCGTGGCGTTCGACATGGAAGTCAATCAGCGTCAGCCGATGCCCGATGAGTACACCCTGCTCAACAAACTGCGGGCCGACTCGTGGAAGGGCAACGGGTACACCACCACCTCGAACAAGAGTGGTACGGTAGTCACCTCGTCTCGCCCGACCGTACCCCGTACGGATTTCACTGACGACACCGGCGCAGTCCTACTCAGGGACGAGCAGCAACTACTCGACCAGTGGCTAGAGGAGCACGACGATAGCGACTCCGCAAAGGATGTCGTCCAGCCCTGGTGGGGCAGGCAGAAAGACGGCACGATGGGCTGGCAGTTCATGGCGAAGAACAGCGACGGCGACTGGGAACTGTGCTCCCGTGAAGAGTGGGAGAAACAAGGCACCAGCATTCGCAACTGGGAGGCGCAGTCACGGAAGAACGACGACCTCTGTGCCTTCCCGCCCTGCCAGTACGCCGACCAGTGCGAGCCCGAGGAGCACGGCGGTTGCCACCGTGAAATGGTAGCCACCATGATAGACGACTACCAGAAATCGGTAGAAGAATACAAGAAGGGGTGGAGTGATGTCGAAGACTTCTAGCCCGTGGACATTGCAGGACCAGATTGACCTCAATGGTAAGCGAGGATTCGTACCCCGCATGGCTGCACTCAACAAGTACCTAGTCCATCGACGCCTTGCCAAAGAGACGGCAGACAAGGCTACCCAACGACACGCTGACAAGATGAGCGGGAGGCAATAGGAGATGTCGAGGCGTAGCAAGACCGTGTTCAAGAGGATCGGCCTGCACCCCGAGCGCAACCTCGGTGGTGACGTGGCCGACTTCTATCTGCTTGAATCCATCATCGGATACAAGAGGAACGACGGGCTGAGGGGTGACGTCTACGACGGTGACGGCATGGCTATCACCCTCTTCGAGCGGCACGTCGCTGAGGTAGCCAAGGAGTTCTCGGCCTACCTCGACATGGCGGTAGGCGGAGAGGTGCGGCACGGGTTCTGCTGGCCCAGCAGGATCGAGCCGTTCGACGGTAGATTCACGAGGGAATACCTCATGCCGTGCAACGAGCATGAGTTCAGTCGATCCTTTGCGTGGGATGCGTGGATGCGGGCGAGACGCAAGGCACCGAAGGCTACCCTGCCCTGGCTACGGCAGGCGGCACGAGCGTTCACGTCCTACGAGTGGAAGGGCGACGGGGTAGGCGGTGACGGATGGGCACTCGCTGCCCGTGTCACATTCGACTACCTCAGTGGTACACTAAGGGCTCGCACGTTTGTCGATCGTGCTTTCACCATCCAGCACAACAACGGACACATCTTCGACAAGACATACGGCAACCTTAAAGACTTGACCAAGGCCCTAGAGGAGCAAGCGGCGGGTGACTACCGGGCGCTCAGTGTACGAGCGACACCGTTTGTCGCACGTCGTTGGCGTAATCTTGCGGCCAGGTCGAGGGTGTGGCAACCGACTGTCGAGGCGCCTGTCTCATCGGATTAGGCCACATCAATACCCGGTCAGGGGCAGGGGCTTGAGCGGCTTGCTCGTGTCCATAGCGAGCTACTAGCCAGCCCAGTGGAGCGTGGCTAGGCGACGGTTCGCCCGTCAAGTGGAGGGTTCATTCTCTCAGGGATGATACTTGCCCTTTGTGAGTATGATGTGACCGCTTGACTAGCACCGATTGGAAGAAGGGCCAGGGTGGGCTACCAACGCAGGTCCTTGGGAACAGGTTGGCAAGGACAGGGATTACCTGGGTGAACTTGGATGGGTGCGGTGGGGCCTAGAGAACTGCCGTCCCTGTCCTTGTCAACCGACAATCAAAGGAGATACGACATGACCCCGAACCCAGAGACGCTGACGAAGGAACTGCGGGAGGCGGCGCGTCGCGGCCACTACGCGAACCGACCCGCCATTCTGTACGGAGAGGCTGCAACCTACATCGACACCCTCACCACACGACTCAGAGAAGTGGAGGAGTGGATGCTCGAAGCCAAGCTCGCCATCGAGGCCGCAACAGTCATCGCGGAGCGCGAGGGCTGCCACCTGAACCTCGGCAACCACGACAGGCTCGTCCGCGAGTACGCGGCCCTATCAACCGAGAGGACGCCAACGTGAGCGGGCAGGAGTTGATCCCGCGCCTCTGTCGGAGGTGCGTCGTCGGCAGGCTGATCCGGGCCGAGAGGACGCCAACGTGAGGTGCTGGTGGCGGTGCCGCGCAGTCGAGCCGCACGGGTGGCGGCGCTGCGCCCGACTGCGGTGGCACCGCGGACTGCACCGATGACCGAGAGGACACCAATATGAGCGTAAACACCAAGGACCCATATGAGAGGATGCAGCGAGCCGAGGCTCTCGCTGACCTCCGCTACTCGCAATGGGAACAGAGCCGAGACACCATCGCCCGCCTCGAAGATGAGGTGGACAGGCTGAGACACGCCGAGCCCAAGTACAAAGAGCACAAGCCCGACCCTTCGTTCGTGATGACGTGCGACTACCCTATCAAGGTAGAACTAGAGGGCGCACCCATGACGTTCGCCTGTGGATTCCCCGCAGAGTACGTCGTGCTGCTGGACAGGGCACTTGAACCCGCCTGCCCCGAGCACGTACACGCACACCTAGCGGTGGGACGTGGCAACGTCTTCACCCTGACCCCGTACAAAGGAGACACATGAGACGCAAACGCAAGCACGAGCCAAGCCATGCCGCATTCACGAGCGAAGAGTACCGTCACATGCTGGCTCTGGCGCAGAACACCCTTGGGTCCACGGGGGATGGCTTCATGGTGGTCTGCTCCGAGGGACACATCTGCACCGGACCATACCCCTCCAACGTGGAGGCGGCAGAGGCAGCCGAGCGCATGACCAACGCAGGCGGGTGCCTGTACCTGCCGGTGCCGTACCGCAAGAGTCACCAACCCAAGAGAACGGAGGACACCCGTGGCACGGGCCAGTACCTCTAAGCCCTGGTGGAAGCGACAGTGGAACACCCTCGACTGCAAGCATGAAGTCGGGGGCGGCAAGGAGATAGGCGACACAGCGTACTGCCCGACCTGTGACGAAGAGAGGGAGGTGGTCCGGCGTGATCGATGGAACTGGTGAGTGGAGTGACTTCCGAGTGTTCCACGAAACCGACAGCATCTGGCTCAGGGCTTGCGTGGAGGACCGCATCTTCATGCGCCAGGAGTTTGCCGTGCAGTTCAATAGGGACGAGCACACCACTACCGTCAGTTGGAGGACACAGTAATGGCAATCGAAGCAGCGCACTACCAAGAGACACGAGATGCGTTGATCAAGGACCCCGTGATCCAAGCGATGGCCGAGGACATGGAGGGCGTTCTCGACTGGGATTCCTACCTCCACGCATCAGGCCGCCCCAACTTCAATTTCATGCTCGGTGCTCTCAAGGAGTACAAGCGCAGGGGGGGCACCATCCAGACCCACATCGGAGGGCCAGCGGAATCTATCTTGATTATCGTGAAGGAGTCTGCCCCTTGAGGGCAGGCGGGGGCGGGCGTGCGGCCTCTCTTACCCAACAGTACGGGACCTAAAGCCACGGGAGGGGAAGGTCCCCCCTCCCACACTAGGTTCACCAGCCGGGTGCCCTATGATACGATACTCGGTACAGCACGTAAGGAGGTATCCGTGCGCGTGAGGTACTGCCCACAAGGGCACGACACCCTGCTCGTAGGCCGCACCACCTGGGGCTACTGCAGCGGGTGCAACAGAGAACGGAACCGCCTGTATTACTGCCGGAACGCAGCCGCTCTGCGTGCAAAGCACGCTGCCTACAAGGCGACGACGCCGGGGATACTCGCCGAGATGCGCCACGCTTCTCGCCGCAGAATGGAGGAACTTGATGCAGCAGAAGTCTGACATCGACATGGAACGCCTGCGAATTGTGAAAGCAGTTCGCACCGCAATCCGCTTGAAGCATTCCCTGGCAGGGGACAGAGAGATCAACGAAGTCCTGCCATTGGTGCTTGAAGAGTTCGACCGGGCTGTTTCCGCAGGTCAGGCGTATGAACTTGAAGTCGGGAGCGTGTTCCAGTGAACGCCCGTTTCGGTGGCAAGGGCGCACGCATCCTCGATTTCGACTGCGAATGCAGGCCATTGGCCTGGTACGGAGGGGACTTCGTTACTAAGCAGCCGACGCTAATTGCCTGGAAATTCATCGGTGAACCCGGCCCGACTAGCGTGGCTTGGATCGGTGGATCAGGGGATAATGAGCGCGTGCTCCTCGAGGAACGCTGGATGTTGGCGGACTTCCGCAGGGCGTACGACGAGGCAGACATTGTGACCGGGCACTACATCAGGGGCTTCGACCTGCCGCTCCTCAACGGCGCACTCATGCGCCTTGGTGCGCCAGGCCTGTCGCCTAAGATGAGCCAGGACACGAAGTTGGATATGGTCAAGAGGCAGGGCCTCTCGACCTCGCAGGAGAACCTCGGTGCCATGCTCGGCCTGTCGCATGACAAGGTGGGCATGAACACCGGCAAGTGGGCCGACGCCAACATGCTACTCTTGGAGGGCATCATGCTCGCCAAAGAGCGGGTGGTCGGTGACGTCGAGCAGCACATCGAGATGCGGCAGCGGATGCTAGACCTTGGTATCCTCGGACCGCCCAAACTGTGGTCGCCCAGTGCAAAGGGCTCGGGCAAGTACCACGCATGAGGAGGAACATGGCGAACAGGGCAGCATTCCAGGCGCATCTTGAGGCTGATCCTGTCGGTGCCTACCGGGTGCTGCACCTCCGCCTCATGATCCTGAATCGCGGGTTCACCTACCAGCAGGTAGCGGAAGAACTAGGAGTCTCACGCTCCTACCTGACAAGGGTACTCAACAACAAACTACACAACGTCAGCGTTCAAGCACTCAACAAGATAGACGATGCTGTCGAACGCCTTACCCAGAGAGGAACAGAAGATGACTGACCTCTTGCAACTAGGACCTTACGGTGAGGCAGAGGGTAGTGTACTCGCTAGCCTCAACAAGATGTCTCGACGTGAGCGTGTCCGCTACTGGCTCAACGTCAAGAAGTACAAGGAGGACCAGCAAGCCCTGGAACAGTGGGCCTCTAGCGGGTTCATGGCTACGACTGAGACGGAGGAGGACTGATGGCTACCCACCAGTACGAGCACGTTCATGGGTACTGCCCTACGTGTAAGAGCAGGAGCGTCGGGCTTCCCGACTGGTCTGACCCGACCGTTGCGATCGGCAACCTGTTCAGTCTCGGCTTGGAGTTCAACGCCCGTGTCGAGTGCGACGAATGTGGCGCAGTCATGGACGACACGACCATCCATCAGCCGCACCCTCCGGTGCCAATGGTGTACTGATGCCTAGCGTCGAGGTGTCTGAGGCCGAGTTGGAGATGCTCCAACTGTGGAGGGAGCAGCAGAAAGACGAGCGCAAACTCAGGCTGCAGTATGGACCCAGCCTCGATCAGCCCCTCTCCACGACAGAGGGACGGACCACGCTGGGTGACACGGTGGCCGACAGCACGCGCCAGTTGCAGTCCCTCTCCCTAGCGGACACGGCCAAGCGGCTAGGCATCGACCTGCCCTGGCTGTCACCCAAGGCTCAGGCCGTGCGTGAGCGGATGCAGCGCACCCGCATCGAGGATGATGAGGTGGTGTGCAACAAGCACGGCAACGAAGACATGCGCCACTACATCAGGGAGGGCAAGACGTACATCAGGTGCTACGTGTGCAAGCGAGAGCACCAACGCCGGTACAACGGCGAGTACCGTAGAAAGATGAAGAACAAGATTCGTCCATGTCCACGGTGCGGGGACGCAGGCTTCTTCACTGGCCCCTACTGCAAGCCTTGTCACGCCGCGTACGAGAAGGAGAGGAGACGGAAGCATGGTCGATAGACCACTTGACCCCTGGACCCTCCCTCGTGAGGCGGAGGCCTGGCCCCGTGTGACGGATGTCATCAAGTCCACGCTGGCTGCACCCGAGTTGGTGGAGTTCTCGTACTACCAGGCCATCGACATCGTTGCGGGACTAGTGTCCCATCTTGTCGAGCAACAGGACGGGTCCGGCGTGTACCTCAACGACGGACAACTAATCCTCGACGTCCTGACCGACGCCGACTGGATCAGGGAGGTTCTCGTTGAGAACAAGATGACCGCCCGCGACATCCTCAACGGCCTGGCGGACGAAGGTAAGGAGGGTCATGACTTTCTCGAATCTCTCGCCCTGGCTCAGCTACAAGTGGACGAGGACCGGGCGTATACTATGGCGATCCAGGCCGCGAGGGGCGAGCCCGGCCACAAGTCAGCCATCGGTAACTGGTGGCTCATGCGCCAGCCCACGGTGCTAGCCACCGAGCGGCAGGTGTGGAGCAACAGGTTCACATACCGTGGTACGCTAGACTTGTACTGGAAGACACCACCCGGCAAGCGGGTGCTGACCGATCTCAAGAACCGCAAGGCGAACAAGCCCTGCTTCGTGAACCACAAGACACCGGAAGCGGCGGCCGCATGCCACGAGATAGGAGCATACATCTCAGACCACGTTCAGACAGGGGCGTACAAGATAGCCCTTGAGGAGCGTATCGGACCGAAGGTGGACGAGCGAAGGGTGCTCGTCGCCAGAAAGGACGGAACCTGGGGTGAGTACACGTCGGACCACATCGAGGCGGAGACGTTCCTGTCCCTGCTCGATGTCTACGAGAAGTTGCGAGGGAGGTGAAACATGACCAAGTTCAACGACATCTTCCAGGACGAGGGCGGTAACAACTACGTCGGCAAGGAGGAGAAGGCCGTACTCGTAAAGGGCAATGTCCCCTTCCCCGTGACGAGGGTCACGAGGGTTGAGGCTGGTAGGTTCGGCCCGAAGTACAACGTCCACACTGTGTTGGACGGCGAGGAGCGAGTCATCTCGTTCGGGGCTGGCAGCGTTGAGAGCAGGGACCGTATGCTCGACGCGCTGCAGGGCTACCTTCTGTCGGACGACGCTGAGCCCACAGAACTTTACATGGAGCTAGACAAGCAGAGCGTCTTGCTCCGCATCGTCGGAGACGACGAGTAAGACACAGGATCAGGGGCGAACCGAGGACTGGCTTCTTGGGATCGCAACTCACAGGTCAGGTTCGAATCCTGCCGGTAGAGTAGCCCCTGGTCCTGTTCCTTTGTGAGAGGAGAACACATGCCGCTATCAGGCTGGGAACGGGTACACGAGGCCCTCGAAGCGAACGACCTCGTTCGCGGGGGCTACGGCAAGAACATCATGGCATCGTGTCCCGGTCCGCTGCACGGGAACGGGGACCGACGCCCGTCCCTCTCCATCGGGGAGGGCGACGACGGCAGGGCCCTGGTCTACTGCCACGTCGGTTGCTCGCTCGAAGACATCGTGGACGGCCTTGGCCTAGAGATGGCCGACCTGTTCACGGACCACCAGGATAGGATCGTGGTCGCGCAGTACGTGTACACCGACGCTGACGGCGAGCCCGTGTTCCGGGTCAACCGTACGTCGGACAAGGGCTTCTTCCAGGAGCGGTACGAGGACGGCGAGTGGAAACTGGGGCTCGACAAGAACGCACCCCGCCCGCTGTACAACTTGGTCGAGGTCAACAAGGCTCCGGTTGTTCACGTTGTAGAGGGGGAGAAGGACGTCGAGACTCTGCGTATGCTCGATCTTGTCGGTACTACGTTCATGGGTGGTGCGGGCAAGTGGGATGCCACCGCCACCGAGGCCCTGCGTGGCAAGCGTGTCGTTATCGTCCGAGACAACGACGAGCCTGGCACGAAGCACGCCCTCATGGTCGAGGAGGCTCTTGAAGGGGTGGCCTCGTTGGTCGAGGTCATGGCTCCGGCTCGGGGTAAGGACGTCACCGATGCTGTCAATGCAGGAGACGGCCCCTTTCTTGTGCCCCTGTCGGGAGTCCTGGCCCTCGAAGAGTTCACGCCTCTCGACTGGGAGCACTACGAGGTCGAGGATACCGAGTGGCTATACAAGCCGTACATCCCTCGGGGTGGGCGCACGCTGGTATTCGGTGAGGCGGGCAGCCTCAAGTCCTTGTGGGCCATGTGGGTCGCCGCAAAGCTGGCGAAGGATGGAGGTAGGGTGGCCTACTTCTCGCTTGAGATGCTGCCATCTCAAGCAGTCGGACGGCTCCGTAGGTTCGCCCCTCCGCAGGAGAACTTCTTGCTGCTGTCCAACCTCAAACTCGGCAGCCCTACGCACCTAGCCCTCATCACGAAGGCCCTCAAGGGGTATGACCTAATCGTGGTGGACTCATGGAATTCGTCCTATCAGTTCAGTCGGAACGGCGGGACGTCGGACGATCAGGTAGCCGCACTCGACCGCGAGTTCTTCTTGCCGATGGTCGAGGAAACGGGGGCTACGCTCATGATCTTGGACAACACGGGTCACGCCTCGATGACGAAGGACGGGCCCGTCAAGCAGGAGCACGCCCGCGGCTCGTCCGCTAAGGGCGACAAGATGGACACCACCATCTGGCTCGACCGTCCGTACGCGGACAACAACTACTTGACGAAGGTGACGGTCAAGAAGATGCGGTTCGACTTCCCCATCCCCGAGCCCCGTCTCGTGATCGCACCGTCCGACTGTGACCCCATCGAGTTCTTCTACGTCGATGAGGCTGGCCTGCCAGCGGCGTCGGCCTGGACGGGGGAGCCCACCGAGGACGTGATACACGTCGCTGTCGCACCCGTCGAAGCCCCTGCTCCGCCGGACCTGTCCGCCATGCTAGCTATCGCACGCATCAAGGACAAGTTCAAGGAGGTGGTCGAGGAGTGATCGACTGCGAGTTCTGCGGCAAGCGGCACCGCACCGAGGAGCAGATCGCCAAGTGTAAGGCTCGCGCTGAGCGAGCCGTGGCTCTCGCCAATAAACGGGAGACCGAGCGGCTTCGGCGCGAGCACAACTTGGAGAAGATACCTGTCTCCTCCCTGGTCCGGCAGATGCGGCGGTTCGCTGGCGAGCCCTACGAGAAGATCGTAGCCCGGCTCAAGAAGGACTACCCTCCCCCGTACGATACCTGGGGTGTCTACGAGGTGGTCGAGGAGTATGCCAAACTCCTCAATTGGCCCGCCCCCCTCCCTCTCCGTGTCGTCGCTCTGCTAGAGAAGCACTACCTCGGGGCCTACATCACCTATCACCCCATCAGCGGGGTGTTGGTCGGGGGCATGGCCCCTGCCCCAGTATAGGACCTATTTCCGACAGAAGGGTGGATGCACATGTCGTTTCTGGACTACGTATTCTACGGTGTGACCATCGTCGTAGCCCTAGTTATCACGGTCAACGTGCTCAGGGTGAGCGAATCCGTGCGTACAAAGCGGGAGTACAAGCGTCGGCTCAAGAACGCACAAGAGTTCACGCGCAGGCTCCGCGAACAACTGGGCAACGAGGACGGCGTGCAGGGAGACACTCAAAGTGCTACGCCGGACGCCGACTAAGGGCACACTGGATCGCTACGGCCTGACGCTCGAGGAATGGGTCGGGCACCTCGGCCTTACCGTCGAGGAGTGGCAGGCCGGGGCACCCGCGCCCTGCCCTGTGTGCAAGCGAGAGCCTCCCTCGGGCCGGTACGTCACCGACCACGAGCACGTAAGGGGCTGGAAGGACAAGCCGAAGGATGAACGGAGGTTGTTTGTACGGGGGGTCGTCTGTACCGTTTGCAATCACTACATCCTCACCCGCTACGGGACACCCGCTAAGCATAGGGGCGCGGCAGATTACCTGGAACGCTACGAGAACAAGAAGAGGGGACGCTATGGAGGCTGAGATTCTCTATCGCACCCTCAACCACCTGCGCTCTCTGGCCGAGAGCCTCGCGGGAAGGGAGGATGCGTACGGCAAGGTCTACCTAGATGCACTGACCTATACTATCGGATACATCGAGGATGCCCTCTACGATGAGGGCGTTGACTTCGAGGAGGGTGGAGAGTGACTGACAAGCGTGAACTGTCTACCGAGGAACTGCGAAAGGTGGAAGCGGAAACCCGCAAACTTGAGCAGGAGATTGAACTTGAACAGGCCAAGTCTGAGGCTGAGATTCTCAAGCTCAAGGCTGAGGCTCGCAAGGCTGACTTCGAGGCGGACCAGTTGGAGACTGTGCTGGCCGTCGCCAAGTTGGAGCGTGACGCCATCGCCCGTCTCCACGCGGAGACGAACGCCAGCGACAAGTACAACCACGTCTACCACTTCACGGGTAGCGTGGACGCTGGCAGCGTGGACAAGTGCGTCAAGCAGTTGAACATCTGGCGTCGTACTGGCGCGAAGAACATCGAGATCATCTTCTCCTCTGGGGGAGGGTCGGTCATCGATGGCCTCGAACTGTACGACTTCATCCAGATTCTCAAGCGTGAGGGTATCCACGTCACCACGGGTTCCCTTGGCATGGCTGCCAGCATGGCGGGCATCTTGCTGCAGGCGGGCAACACCCGCTGGGTCGGCAAGGAGGCGTGGGTCCTGATCCACGAGATTCAGGCTGGGATGATGGGCTCGATGGGTCAGATGGAGGACCGCATTGAGTGGCTCAAGCGCATCCAGGGCCGCATCCTCGACATCTTCGCAGAGCGGACGAAGACCGCGGCGGAGGAGGGGACAGCGGGCAAGCCGTTCTCTCGCAAGACGCTGGAAACGAACTGGAAGCGCAAGGACTGGTGGCTGTCCTCGGACGAGTGCCTGCGAGGCGGCATCGTGGACGAGGTTCGGTAATGTCACGGGCGCGTGTGGGGCTAGACCTCGACGGAGTTGTGTACGAGTGGGACAAGACTGCTCGCTACATGCTGCGTGAGGTCTGCCCCGTGCCCATGACCTCCTACGTTCGGCGTCTGCTAGAGGAGGAGTCCCGCTCCTGGGATTACGTCGAGGACTGTGTGCCCCCGGCAGCCTGGAACTGGCTGTGGTCCGAGGGCGTGCGCCTAGGGCTCTTCCGCTATGGCCACGTCGTCAGGGGTGCGATCAACGGTGTCCGTGAACTGTCTCGGTTCGCGGACATCGAGGTTATCACCCACCGTCCGGCGAATGCCGTCGAGGACACCCTCGGCTGGCTGTCGTTCATGAAGTTGCCGCTGCGTGGGGTCCACCTCCTGACGCACCAGGAACCCAAGGCTGCTGTCAAGCCTGCGTTCAATCTGTACATCGAAGACAAGCCCCAGAACTGCATTGAGTTGGCGGACGTGGGCAGCGTCATCATGTTCGGGCGTGAGTGGAACCGAGGTTACTTTGACTTCTCACCCAGCATGAGAGTCGAGGGCTGGCCTGCCGTTGTGGGGGTGGCGAGGAGGATGCTCAATGCCGACTGACTTTGCTGAGGAACGTTACGACCTACTGGAACGGTTCATGAAGGAACTAGTCAAAGCAACTGGTGACGGCTCCGCCAAGCGGGCGGCGGGGATCAAGCCCCCGTGGTACGAAGACAAGAGTCACGAGGCTGCGATCTTCTCGCACTTCATGAAGTGGAAGAAGGGGGAGGTGGTTGATCCCGACAGCGGGGCTCATCCCCTCGTCCATGTCGCGTGGCGAGCCCTCGCCATCGCGTGCGTTGAAACGGGCAACGTGCCCAGAGGGGAGACACAATGAAGAAGTTGGTTGGCGCGTTTATCGCGCTTGCACTCGGAGCGGGGATCATCTACCTCGCCCCAACGGCTGTGGCCGCTGTGGGTCTTGGCTACGGCGCTTCATGTCACAACAGCGTGGACAAGTGTACGTCCAATGAGGGGGACTGTACCCTTACTGGGTACACGCCGACCATCGTGCAAGACCCTGCAGACCCGCTCAACTCGCTACTCAAGGTCAGGGGCATGGTCGCGTGCGACACCCCCAAGGCTGCGCTCAAGATCGGGCCTTCGGCTCTGTATCGCTATGACTGTGCGTTCGCTCCTCTTGGCGGATGGCATTGTAACAACAAGACCGATGTGGGTTTGGATAACGGACACTTCCACGTCAGTACCTGCGGCAAGGGTAACGACGCCCCATCATGTGTTCCGTGGGGCTGGAAGTACACGTCCGGTCAGGTCATCTTCTTTTACGACCTAAAGGACAAGGAAGAGGGGCAGGTCACTTGCCACTCGTTCACGCAGGAATTGAACGGGGCATTCTGGGCTACTGACCCCAACGACCTTCCACGCAGCATCTCGCCAGAAGTTGACACCTACGGTCAGTTCTACGGCGACCCGTCAAACGGTCAGCCCTGCACAGGCCGCAGGGGGTAAACCTCTAGAGAGGAGGCTTCAATTGAGGAAAGTAATCGGGGGCTTGCTAGCCCTTGTGATTGTGATTGGGGGACTGGCCCTCTTCGCTGCTCCCCAGGTGGGCAGGACAATCGACGCGCTCGGCATTCTCGACACCAACGGGTGCGTCCACGATGAGTATCTGAGAGGAAGACCGTGAAACGCATCATCTTTGTCGCCTGTGTTCTGGCGACATTCCTGACGAGTGCGAGCGCCTTTGCGGGCACAGACGCGGTTGACCCCGACCCGCAGGACGACCTCGCTCAAGACGGCAACGATCTTGTCGTCGCGCAGCAGGCGGCCCCGGCTCCGGTCACGTACACGATTAAGGGCAACTACCACGCGAACCAGCCTCAGACGCTGTACTACCCAGGCGTTCAGGCTGTCAGCGGGTGGGCTGGCATCGGCTACTGCTGGGTGTCAACAGGCAACTGCCCTAACTGGTACAAGGTTCAGATTCAACTGCGCTACAAGTGGTGCATTCCTGCGGAGTGCAGCCTGACTCTGGCACCCACGGCAGAGACGAACACCTACGAGTTCCAAGTACAGATCAACCACTCTAAGGTGCGCTCGTTCATCGCTGCGGTGGACTGCTGGGCGACGGACCACCAGAGTTTCCGCATGGCAACCCAGGCCCGCATGAGGGTCTGGATTCCGTGGACCTTCGACTACTGGGGGACATGGACCTCTTGGCGTCAGTCGTACCCGCACGACGTCTACTGTACCTAACAGCGGACAAAGCAAAGAGCCCCCGCCGAAGCGAGGGCTCTTTGCTTACTTGGTGATGTTCGTATCGCTGTTGTCTTCCGCCAGGTTCTGCAGCAGGGAGACTACGAAGGCAGACCCGGCCAACACAGCGGCGTACGACCACGCAGCGGCGTAACTCCTGAGTAGGTCCGTGGACACGGCAACGGGTGCAGACGGGACGGCTGCGGCTAGCACCTGGATTGCTGTACGTGTCGCCCGGACCAGCGCATTACGGATTTGCATCGTTTCTCCCTAGTTGTGGGGGATTGATCCCGTTGGAAATGAAGCATTCGGCTACGTCGTCTGGCGAGCGACCGTTGTCCGTAACTGGCAGGGCCAGGACACAGGCCGTTGCACGCGAGGAGTTCCTCACGTCCCTTAGCAACTGGATGGCCTGCTTGTTGCTCGCGTTCGAGAACGCGAACGCCAGGCTTAGGGTCAGCAGGGCTGTGACGAGAGCGTAGAGGAACAGCCGTCCAACGGCTGCACCAGTCTTCTTCAAGCGGTCAGGCATTAGAGTACACCTCCAATCTTTAGGAGTGTCATGCAGGCGGCTACGCCTCCTGCCATGATCCCGTAGAAGCGTAGCTCTAGGGCGCGGATGCGCTTAGTGTTCTCTCTTTGTTTGTCTTGGAAGACCTGTAGGTCCTTCTTCAAGTCTGCAACCTCGAACCTCAGAGCCATCAGCATCTCGTAGATGGCCCGGTTGGAGACTCTGACCCCTCCCTCTTCCCGTTCGTCCGGCATCACGGCGTTGCCCCCGGATGCTTCACGGCAGCGTGCGAGTGGTGTGCCGCTGGGTCTGCCGCGTGTGCGTCGAAGTCGGCCTTACTCACCCCGCTACTGGGCGTAGGCTTGGGCAGCGTGGTCGCCCTCTCGATCCTGTTCTCCATGAACCAGCCGAACTGCCACTCCGCACTCTTCGTCGTGTCGAGGGGCAGGTCTTGCTGGCGGGCCCTAGACCCTGCGATGAAGTCTTGCATGTCTTCCTCCTGAGTCATGGCCGCTGCGATAGCGGCGAGGTACTTGGGCCAGCCCCATCCGTAGAGCGCGTCCGTGTGGGTGTTGGGGTCCCAGTCACAGCCGACCCCATCCTTGTGCTCCTTTAGACCAGGGCTCTTGTAGTCACAGCCTGGGACGTGTATGAGTGGTACGGTCACACCGATCCGCACCTTGATTTCCATGATGACAGCGGCGAACAACTCCGCGCTGGCCTGTAGCTGCACGTCCGTCAGGTCACAGGAGCCAGGGAGAGCCGTGTGTTCTACGCCTACCTTGTACCGCGCTGCGTCGTAGGCGTGCGAGGCAGCCTCCAACAGAGGCGCGTACTGCCGCACCGTACCGTCCCGGCCCACGGTCAGGGCGTGGGTCAGGTAGCCACGGGCCTTGATGCCCCCGCTCGTGTCGTCGTTGCACGAAGCGGTGTAGTGCCATATCAACCCATTCGGGGCGAACATGGCGAACGTGGTGTGCGACATGGCGGACAGGTCGATCTTGATGACGGCTCGCCCATTGATCGACTTGAACCAGCCTGCTGCGTCAATCTCGTATTGAATCATCAGTGCATCACCCATGAATCACTAGAGTCAGAGCCTTCTGCCCAGTGCCACCAGCCCCAGTGGTCCCCTCCTGCGAGCCCCGGTCCATAGCGGACGTGCATCTTCGCGGAGTTGGTGCCACCAAGACTAGTCCATCCCGTACCCGCTGCCTGAATCCAGTTGGTGCTAGACGAGGAGAAACCGATCAGTGTCTCATCCGGTGCCGAGACTTGGAAGATCGAGAGTACCCCGATCATGCCGTCGTTACCCGAAAGCGTGTTGCTTAGGGGTCTGTACGTCCAGCTACCTCTACCAGAATACTGCTGCTTCGCTGCGCTGATGTAGGCAGTCCCTTGCAATTGCCGGTGGGCGTCAGCGTTTGGCGTTACTCCTTGCCAAGTGGTGCCCGTAAAGCCTGGGCCGATAAAGGCACAGACAATGCCCCCGCGGGGGCGGCTGCTGGCAGAAATCGTCCACGTCCAGCTACCTCCTTCGGTCCCGTCCGCAACTCGGTAGTAGACCTCAGCAGCGTACGCTGTGCCACCTGCGGTGTCGTTGTCGAAGGTGTCTTTGTTGAACGTCGAACCCCACTTCGTCCACCCCGTTGCCGGTGTGGTCATTGTCTCCGAGCCCACCCCCGCTGACGTCAGCCACCATATCCAGGCAATGAGCAGGTCCCCCGAGGCCGTACCCGTGGGCTTGTTGACAACGATCGTTGCTGCTGCTGTGCTAACCTCGCTGCTGGTAATGGTGCGGTTGGAGCCAGTCCCCGAGGTGGCTGCCATCGGCGAGTTGCTGGCGGCACCCGAAGCCTTGAAGATGACGATGCCGGGCCCACGGTTGGCGTTGGTAGACCCACCGCTGACCCGTTGCTGGTGGCCCGGATCACCTCCCGTACCGCTTGTCCGTTCGGTCATCGAGAAGCAAGTGGTCACACCCGTATAGGTCCCGTTGCGTGACTCCGTACCTAGTGTAGCCCCGTGGAGGTTTCGCCCCACGGTGTTCGAGTAGGCCGTATCGAGCGAGGCCTTGCTCGAAGAACCCGATCGGGCGGCGAACCAGGCGATGTGCAGTCCGTCCTGGAAGTCAGGCAGGTCGGTTGCACTCGTGTAGTTGACGGTCCCCAGGCTAGCGTCAGCCGCTGCGAATCTCGTGTTGTTGGCGAACTTGTCTACCGGGCTGCTCGTGTCTACGCCCGAATACTCCCGAAACTCTCCGGCCCCAATTGCGGCGTATGCCAGTGCAAACGTGACGGCAGTCTCAGTGCCATCCGAAATCTTGTAGTACATGGCCGTCGTGTAGACCTTCGGCGCTACCGTGTCGGCCACGAGGAGCGTCCAGCCAGTCGGCGTGGTGATCGCCTGGGTGTTGACAGTATCACCTTCGCTGTACCAGCCAGCGATCAGGAGGTTCCCCGACGTAGCCGTAGAAGTGAAGGTCAGGGTAAACGAGGCTGCACTGACCTGACCGCCTGATCCGCTCGGCCCAGACGTGTGTTCCCCGTAGGGTTTGGTCTGTACCTGCGTCCAAGCCATTTACGATGCCGTCCCCATCTGCGTCTCGATTGCGACGAAGCACTTGATCTGGACAACGAGCGGCCCGGTGGCAGAACCAGTGGCCGTCAACTGGACTTGAAGCTTCGTGCTCGTCGTGAAGTCTCGGACGTCAGGGACAGCCGGATCGCCGTACAGGGCGGAGGATGCGATGGTCGGCTTCGAGGACACAGTGTAGATGCTGGCCCCGTCCTTGAGGATGTCGCACGTCAAGGTGCTCGACGGTGCTCCCGCCACGTTGAGGCGGACGGAGATGATCCGCCCTGGCACGATGGGGTAGATCGGCGTGCTCGCGTTGGTGTCAAGCGTGGCCTTGCTGGTGTAGGTCATCACCTTGATTTCGCCCATGTGCGAGCGACGGTGGGCAGCATAGTTGAAGTCCGCTCCCTCGTCGTGAACGAGGTGCGGCCTGTCTCGAAGATCGCGTGCGTCCTTCTTCATCGCTCATCCAGGTACTTGATCGAGAGTACGTTGACAGAGGGGATCGTCAGGACCTGCTCGATGCCGTGGCGGTCAGCGGTCTGGGCCAGGCGGACCTGCCCACCCTTGTTGCGGACCAGGAACCCGACAGACTTGCGCGTGACAAGGCCACCGGGGTAGTCCCGGAACACGGCGTCAGTCCAGGCTACGAGGGCGGGGCGTCTCACTGGGCCCTCGCTCTCAGTACGACACGCATCGTCCCTTCGGCGTGCCCTGTGATGACATCCTGGATCGAATCCACGTAGACCGTGTGGGTGGTGTACTCGCCATTCTGCTTCGAGCGGTAGCCGTCACGCAGGGCCACGAGGTTGCGGGACGAGACGAGCGAGCGGAGGTTGTCCCTCGCCTGCTCCGCAGTCCAACGGCGGGTGGATGGGCGGGTGCGGTTGGCCTCCTCCTTGACCCGGAGGTAGAGCACCCATGTCTCGTCGTACGCCGTGACCCTCGCCTCAGCGAAGATGCCGTAGACGATCGGTGGGGCGACGGCTCCCGCCCCTGCTGTTCCGTTGTTGTCGATGGTCACACGGTACTGCAGCCGGTGGAACTTGACGGTGCTGCTCGACGTGGAGACAGGCAGGAACACTCGGCCCGTGGTGCTGGACCCAGTGTGGGACGAGGACGTGATGCGGGCATCAGCCGTCGTCCAGTTGCCGTCCTGATCCTTCTGGTATTCGATGAGGATGCGCTGGTTAGCGACCAGGGGTTTGAACGTGACGTGAAATCCGTCGAGCACCTTCGTCTCGAACGGAATGTCGAAGTCCCACTCCCCGGAGTACAGCGTCCCCGTCATGCTGTTGGCTGTGTCCCGCAAGCCCGGCTCGTCAGCGAGCCAGCGGTAGACCTTGTGGGTCGTGCCCGATGCACCGGGCCGGTAGACGGCTGCGAGTCGGTACGGGCCGTAGGTTGCCAAAGCCCCGATGCGGTTGTCGTTGTTCGTGAACGACTCAGCGGTGTCCAGGTCGTGGAGCATCGAGAGCCCGTTGTAGTCGGCGTCGAAGATGAAGACTCGCCCCGTCCGTGCGGCAGCCGTCATGATCTGCTTGCCGTAGGAGTTGGCGGTCTGCTGCATCTGCAAGTTGAGCGCAGGCCCCTTGCGAACCCACCCTAGGTTGTTCTCCCGCATCGTGTCGAGGCGAAGGACGTAGAGCGCACCGTCACCACCCGCGTTCTCCGTGCCCCAGTGGCCCGAGGCGTAGAGGGAGTTGTTCTGATACCGGATGTCCTTGCAGGTGAAGCCGTACGGCAGCGTCCAGATAGGCGTCGTGATGAACACGTTGTCCGAGTTGGACCGGGCCTCGTAAATCTGGGTCATGCCGTCCGACCCGACGAAGAAGAAGACCGAGTTCGAGCCGGGAACGCAGTCCGCCCACCACACCGTACCCCCTGCATCGGGGGACAGGTCAACGCCGGTGTCGTACACCTTGACCGCGGTGAGTGGGAAGGTTTGGTTCAGGTCGAACTGGTACAGCTTCCGGCCCGTCCAGCCGAAGAGGTTGTTCTGCAGGACGCACAGCCCCATGTAGGGCTTCTTGCTCGTGGCAGAGGACTCAAGCGTGGTCGTCGTGCCGCCCGCAGCCATCTGCAGGACGACGCGGGTGCCCGACGAAGCGGTGTCCCACGCAGCGATGTAGATGTTGTTCTCGTCCCCGGCGACAGCCGTGATCCGGCGAGCGGTGCCAGCCGTCAGGCCGTTGGACCGGGACGTGAATGAGTTGCCGTCCGTGCTTTCGAACGTCTCGATGCTGCCATTGAGCCAGATGCTGCCGCCCCCGATGGTGAGGAAGCAGGGCTTCTGCTGGTCCGTGACCGTCTTGCTCACGGAGGCAATGGTGGGTCGCCCGGTGAACTGGCCGGGGATGCGGGTGTTCAGGTCGTCGGCGTAGTAGTACGTCGTCGGCATGTCGGGATACCATACCCGGTTGCCCTCGCCGCCTGACCAGTCGGTCACAGGCCAGAACAGCCGGTCGGCGCGAACCGACCGCATACCCATGCCGCCAGGGACCTGCTGCTGTGGATCGTACAGCCCTTGTGCGTCGTAGATGTACGGCTGCTCGACACTTTCATCTAGCAGGTACTCGTATGATCCGATCTTGACGTGCGCCTTAGACGCCAACATGTCAGCGGTTCCACTTCTTGAGTCGAGGCGTCCGAGCCCTCAGCCGGGCCTCCCACTTTCTCCGCTCTTGTAGTCCCTTGTTCTCCCAGTACATGCCGCCCTGCGTGCGAGCGAAGGGCTTGACGGACTGGTCGTACATGTTGGTGTCATCCTGGGTCAAGCGCGAGATGTCGGCCTCGGAGACGAGCCGACCGATGGCGTAGTAGAGGACGGTGTTGACTTCGACGCCAGAGGTGATGTAGGAGTAGTTGCCGCCCGAGACGGTATCGTCAATCTCAGCGATGCCAGCAACGATGATCGAGTTGGTCGTGTCCCGCAGGAACGGGATGTAGAGCCCAACGCCCGACGCCACCTTGGAAGTCGGAACGTTGCGCTGCAGCGTCACGGGGTAGGCCCCCGGCCTGTCACCGTAGAAGAAGATCATCGACGTAGCCCCGGTCCCAATCTCCTGGGAAACCTGAGATAGTTCGATGATCTTGTCCGCACCCGATGCCGACGTCAACTCGTAGTAGTTGTTGCCGTTCGTCAGCGGGGTCAGCGTCACGTCCACCTGGCGATAGACGTGGGGGTAGAGGTCTGACATGCACGCCGAGATGGCATCCGTGATCTGGATGTACTGGAACACGGGATTCTTGGCGAGGGTGATCGAGGAGTGAGCAGCAGCCGTAGTGCCGTTGATCCCGCGGGCGACCGTCAGGGTCGTGGCGTTGGGGACGGCGGTGACGAGCATCTGATCCCCGTCGTCCTGCCATTCGAGGATGTCACCCACGTCGTACAGCGTACTGTCAGCGACGGTGACGGAGGTCGTGCCTGCTGCCGCAACGGTCCGGGCAGTCTCGACAAACGGGTTGTCGTTTAGGATGTGCCGGGCACGCGACACAATAGTCGCCTGTGAGAAGGCCATGCTCTACTCCTACTGGGGCCTAGCCCCTGCGTATACGGATCAGGCGCGGAAGACGATATCAAGCGTGTACGTGTACGTTTCGTCGCCCGTCGTCCGGTCATTCAGAACCTTGATGCCGAGCAGCGTCGGCAGGATGGTGTTGATCGCAACCCTCGAGGAAGCGGCAGCGGCGTTCGTCACGTCGTCAGCGATGCCGGTGATACCGGGGCCGACATCCACAACCAAGATGGATGCAGCCGTGATGCCAGTCAGAGCCGTGTGCTCTGCGAGGTTTATCACGTACGAGTCGTCAGACGCTGCCGTGAAACCCGGAACCACGTCACGGAGCGAGAGGGTACAGATCGGAGTGGTGCCCGCAACAGCGGTGAGGTTGAGATAGACCTTAGCGTACTTGGCCCACTTGGGGACCGCAATCCAGTCGGTCTGTCCGGTCGTCGCCTGCGCTGTCGCAGTACGAACCCGGACCTCACCCGCGAGCGCGGGGACGGTAGTCGTAATAGCTGCCATTAGATCAGACCCTTCCGTTCCAGCCGTTCCAGTTTCGCCTGGCGACGGCGTTCCTTGCGGTTAGCCCGTAGCCGGGTGTCCGCATTCGGTTCGTTCTTCTTCTCTGCTTCTGCGAGGAGCCCCGCAGCAATGCGACGAGCGGCCTCCCCCTCTGTGGGATCAGCGCCAAGCACCGTAGCGTCGGGCTGGATTCTTTGGGCCAGCGAATCGACGCGCTGCTGCGGGGTCCGCTTTGTGATCTTCGGTAGGTCCTTCTCCAACTCAGCCTGCATGTCGAACTGGGCCTCGAAGACGCGAGGGGCTTCGATCCCCCTGGCCCTGTTCAACTCTAGGGCCCTCTGCCTTGAGATTGAGGACTTGTGGTACGGAACAAACCGGCACGTCCCATCCGAGTTGGCCTGGGCCACGTAGCCCTGCATCGTCACGTTCTTGATCTTTCCGCTGAGAATCAACATCCCAATCTCATCTGCGGTGTAGACCCGATCTACGTCCAGCCCGCCGATGAAGGTCGTCACGAGACGATCCCTTCGTCGGTGTCAAGGGCCGGGGGCTCCTGCTTGAGAATCGCCCCACCCTCTAGCGGCGAGATGTCGATTTCCTTCAACTGCTTCTCCTTGACGCCCCTCTTCTGGGGAGAGGCTTCGAGGAAGATGCCCTCGACATCAGCACCCACCAGCCTGGCGTGACGATCGCTGCAGAAGTTGCCGTAGCGAGTGGCCTTCTGCACCTTCATCTCGCAGTTGCGGTAGTCGCAGACCGGGGCGTACCCCATCTCGGGGAGCGTCCGGTAGCCCTTGACCTGATGCGCGATAGCGGGACCCTGCCCGGAGTTGACACGAGTATGTGCGGCGACTGAGACAGTGTTGAGGGCACGAATCTTCATCTTCTTCCTGGACGTACCAGTAATCAGAACCGTGCCGTCTGGCTGCTCTTCCTCCTGCTCCTCCTCAAGCGTTACGCGCTTGGTGGTGAAGTAGGGATCATGCCCCTGCTCAGTGCAGTAGTCCCACCATCCGACAGCCCCGGCGAACGTCCGCTGGCAGTTGGGCTCGCCAGTGTAGTTCGGGTTCGGGACCTCGACCACCTCGCCGTTGACGACACGCCTGCGCGTCTCGTTGTCATCCAGCGGACAGATCGGTCGGACCATGACTAGCCTGCGGTACGACATCGCTTCTTTGACGCCGATGCGTGACTCGCGCAGTTGCTTGAGTTCGGGCTTCTCAGCCTTGGCCGTTGTCATCTCGTTCTCCTCTCCGGGGCAGAGCACCCCAGGAATACTACCCTCTCGGGCGAATGGGTGTTACTTGGATGCCGCAGCGCGTGCGTTGCGGGACTTCTCGGAGTCGTCGTGGCCCTTCTGGACCTGCTCGGCAAACTCCTTCTCGTCCGACTCAGCCTTTGCAGCCGACTCAAACTCGGACGCCGCATCGCGGGCGTGCCGCGCAGCGGACGCCAGGTGCGCCTGGACACGGGACTCAGCGTTCTCAGCAGCCTCAGACGCCTCCGCAGCAAGCTCGCGTGCTCGCTCGGCATGGGACTTCTCCTTCGGCTCCGCCTTGGCAGCAGCCTTCGTCTTGCTCTCAGCCATTGGGCCAACACTTCCCTTCGTGATCGTTCTTGCGAACGCACTTGGGACTCTGTTCGCAGAGTCCCTTGAGCGTCAGTAGGTTGATGGTCAGTCGCATCAGTCGTCAATCCACAACTCAACCAGGGTATCGTTCCCTGCGGTCGTGAACGGGTCGCCCTGAGCGATCTTGACGAGCAACTTCTTCTTGAACATGTTGCCGCACTCCGTACCGTCAGTCGCGGCGGTAGCACCGATGGCTTCGTCCTTGCCCGGTGCGCCGAGCAGGGAGGGAGCCAGGTCGGTCGCGCTGTTCGTGCTCGTGAACAGAGCCGTACCAGCCGAAGCGTCGTCGGCGTAGATCGTGAGGTCAGCCGTTGCCGGGACGCTGGCACCGAAGTCGATGGCAAGGGCCGCGAGGACCCCAGCGTTCCCGAGGTTGAGCGTCACGGTGTCCGTTGCCGAGCCAGCCGAGCCAGTGGGACGTAGGCGGACCTGAGCGTAGGTGCAGAGACGGAAGAGCATGTCCACGACGATGACCTCGGCAGCCGTACCCGAGGAGATGGACAGAGCCACGCCACCACGGACAGGGAAACCGCCAGAGAAGCCGTCCGTCGCAGCCGTAGCGCCACGCGCCTCGTCCACGGCGGTCGTACCGAGCGCCACGGGGCCATCCTGGGCGGAGGATAGGTCGCCGTCCGTCCAAATCTGGACACCATCTGCGCTGTCAGCCTTAATGACAAGAGCGCCGGACGTCGCGTTCGCGTAAACCTCGGGGCCAGTGGACACCTTGCCGTACTGGATGGCGATGAGGCGACCGGGGCCAGGGATCGTGACGTGAGCGGATGCGGTCGTACCGCTGACCGTCATGACGGCCTTGCGGTGAACGTAGCGATTCTTACGCAGGTCCCAAGGACGAATCAGTCCTCGGTTTGGTGCGGTGTAAGCCATTGCCTATCCCTCTTTCCGGGAGTTGTTCCCCCGTCTGACCAGGGGGCTAAGTTGATAGAGGGTAGTGACGACGATTACCTAGGAACCGTCGTCACGGATGCGCTCAGCAGTCGTCACTACCCTCAGCCTGGTGCTGCTTAGGCGACAGACTTGACGGTCTGGCCTCGGGTGTCCGAGACTTCGACCAGCCCGTAGCACGCGCTCTCCATGACGTAGAAGCCACGGAGCGTGGCACGCCGCTCAGTCTCGACCCGCGTCGGCCACAGTTCGTACGCACCGAGAGCCTGACCGGAGGCGAAGACGCCGCCACCGACGAGGCCCGCAGTCGTGACGACCGCAGACGTCTGCAGGATCGGGACCTGGAACAGCGAGCCGAACTGGCCCTGCGCGTTCTGCGGACCCTTCGGGACCGAGCCGGACTCCGCAGCGGTCACGATAGCCGTGGTCGCAGCGATTTCCGCTCGGAGTTCCCCAGCCTGCTTGGGGCTGTAATACGCGACGAACGAACCGGGGATGTCGCGCTGCTCAAGGGCAGACACGGCAGCCAGGTGGTCGCTCGGCGTCAGCGTGGACGCCGCGGTCGTCACGTTGGAGAAGTCGTCCATCAGTGCAGCGACGTCCGACTCCCACTTCTCCAAGCCCGAACGGACCAGGAGGTTCTTGACGTACGGGAGGATGTCCAGGAGGGACACCTCGATGAGCACGTCCGAGACGGTCGTCATGATCCCCGTCTCCGCAGCGGTGGCCGCAGAGGTGATGGAGGTCGTGATGTCCGTGACGGAAGTGAAGTCCGTACCCTCAGTCAGAGACGAGGACGTCGGACCTGGGTCGTCCATGATGGCGAACTTGAACGCCGTGGACTTCCCCTTGGGACCCCACCGAAGGTGCTGGCGGACCGGGGTCATCGCCGGACGCAGTTCGTCCAGAATCCTCGCCTCAAGCATGTTGGCGAAGAAGATGTCGTTCGTGTTCGTAGTGCTTGCGCCACCACCCATTGTACTGTTACCTCTCTAGCGGCGTTCCGCTTAGGTCGAGCTTGCCTTCGTTGACGACGCGCATCGCTGCATCCTTGTCCCGGAAGTACAGGGATTCCCAGGTATCGCGGTCCATGAGTTCCTTGGCTCCGCTGACCGGAGTACCTCCTGCGCCCCCTGGTTCGAACCCCTTACGGGGTGGGGCAACGACTTGCTCCGTGTTACCATCGGCCTCCTCGTCAACGAGCCCGTAGTCGAGAGCGAACTGCTTGACAGATTCGGGAGTCACTTCCCCCTCGTGAACCTTGAGGAACAACTCCGACTGCTTGGCAGCCGCCTTCTCCGAGAGTCCGAGTTCCTTGAGCACGCCCTCAGCGGACGTGACCTTGGCACCCGTCTCTACCTGGGCCTTGAACGCCGAGAGTTCCTCGACCTCCTTGGCGAGAGCCTTGGCCTTTCTCTCCCATTCGCGCTGCGACTTGCGGACCGCCTTGATAGCGGCGTTGTCGCCCGCTCCTGGGGACTCCTCCTGCTCCTCTTGCTCCTCCTCGTCCGCAGAAGCGGTCAAGGACGCAAGGATTTCTTCTGCTGTTGGCACAGCAACCTCCCAGTTGTGGTTGGGGAACCGAGTAACGGGTTGCGTCCTCCGCCATGCAGAGGGAAACCCGTAGAGACTGCTGCTTGAGGGGGCAGCGAACCCACAAAGCCGGTCTTGTGCCGACGTGGAGCCGGTTGTCTCACGTCCACTACAACCATACCACGTCGGCTAAGACCTTGTGAACTTGTGATTACTGAGTCTGTGCTCGGGCTGGCCCCTTGTCCTCAGCCCCGTATGCGGAAGTAGCCCGCTGGCCAGTGGTGAAGGCCTGCTGCGTGCCCTGAGCCCGCTCCACCTTGATCGCTGCCTGCTGGGCCCCCTTGCCCCCAATAGTGGCCTTCTCGATGGTCTGCTTGTTCACGCCGAACATCTTGGCCTCGTCCATCGGCAGGACGGTAGCGAACTGCTGGGCGATCCGGTTGAAGTATTGCTGCAGTTCAGCCTCGGTCTGCTCGCCGGGGAGCGTCTTGAGGACCCGCATGATGTCGGACCGGGCAATTGACGTGTACTGGTCCTTACCGCCCCCAACCGTCAGGCCTGCGACAAACGCCGCAGTCCGGCCCTGTGTCTCCTGCCATACCTGATACCACTTGGGATTCGCCATGCCGGTGACGAAGTTCTCCATCTCGGCCCGCGTGAAGTCCTTGTTCCCGTCCACCAGCCCGCGTGCGGCAAGCGTGGCGCGGAACGAGGCCATCGACGGCTGGTACTCGTGGAGCCGCTGCAGAGCCTTGAGCCGTTGCTCGTACAGGTCTGGGGTGATCCCCTTGTTGATGGCGACGGCAACGTCGTGGTGCGACACGCCATAGCCGTACTGCTTGCCAAGCTGCTTGAGGCTGTTCTCCAAGTTGATGTACGATGCCTCGTCCATCCGCAACTGTCCCGTCTTGGGGTCATAGATGCCAGCGAACCGCTGCCGGTACTCAGGCGTCTGGCGGAGGTAGTAGAGGAATTCCTCGGACGAGTAGTTCTTGTTGACCGCCTCGTCAATCAGGGTCGAGAGATTGTCGCCCGACAACCCGAACTGAGAGAGGTACTGCTTGTACTGGACCGACATGCGCTGGTGAAACTCAGGCGTCTGACGGAGGAAGTACATGAACTCAGCCTCGGTGTAGTTCCCCGTCACGGCCTGGTTGATGAGGTCCGCGTACTTGCCGGGGTCGAGGCCGTACTGCCCGAGGATCGCATCGTACGAAATTGCGGCGCGGTCCTGGTATTCGCCCGACTGACGCAACTCATCCTGGAACCGGGCCGTGCTCCAATTCTCCGAGACAGCCCGATCGACCAGGGCCTGCAAGCTGGACGTCATGCTCAGCCCAGCGTTGAAGATGTACTGCTCGAATGTCGGAGCGGTAGCCGCGTGATACTCGTCGCTCTTGAAGAGAGCGTTCTGGAACCGGGACATGTCCCACTGATTGTCCTGTGCCTGGTTCGCCAGGGCCATCAGGTCCGCGGTAGGGAATAGGCCCGACTGGTAGATCGCATTGACGTAAGCCGAGAGCGGCGTGATCGAGGCCGTGGTTGTGGTCGGAGAGTCAGCCGGATCGCTGGGAACCCAGGGCCCGTCACTCTGCGGCCCGGTCGGCCCAGTCGTCTTGCCGGGCGTGAAGACCACGGGCGGCTTGTCCCCCGGTGGCTGGTACATCAGTTGTCCCTGCTCGTTGAGGTGCAGGGTCACAAGGAAGTTGAAGGATGAGTCCTCGGTCCAGCCCTTCCCGATCATGGTCTGCTGCAAGACACGCAACTGGTTGAGGACTGAGGCCTCGCTGACACTCCAACCCTTCGAGGAGGCGGCGTTAGCCAACGCCTGAGCCAGACTCTCTAGCGTCGTCGCGGATTCGTTTCCGCCTTGGATGGGCACTGTCTCTTACCTCCCGGAGTAGGAACTGGGCAACTGCGGCGTTGGGCCGAAGTAGTCGAAGAACACCTTGAAGTACATCTCGTAGCCAGGAGCCTTGTCCCGACCCGAAGGAGCGGTCGCAAGTTCGAGCCGCTTCATGAGGTTGTCGAAGCCCTGGTCAATCTCACGCGCCCGGTCAATCTGCTGGAACAGCCAGACCTGGCCCTCGCGTGCTTCGCGTGTGGTCCCGGCTGGTGAATGACCATCAGCCGCGATCCGGTCCCAGACCTGGCGGGCCTGTGCCGCGATGGCGACAAAGGTCTGGTTGTCATCGTATTGCTTCGCCAGGAGCATCCGCTGGAACACGGGCTCCTTCGTGTAGAGCAGGTACTTGTCCAGCCCGTGCTCCTTAGCGTACTGCTGGATCGCGGTATTCAGGCTGTCCTCGTTGAACTTGTAGTCATTGGACGAAGTGCTGACGTAGTTGTCTGCAGCCCACTGGCGGAGTTTAGCCTGCCCGTCGTTGATGAACGTGTAGAACTTGTCTACCTCGGGTCCGCCACCCAGCCCCGCCTTCTTCCGCTCGAAGCGGGTCAGCCATTCGGGCGGCATCGTGACCCACTCCATCTTGCGAAGGGCCTGCTCCTTGTCGTTCTTCCGGCCCCATGATACTTCTTCGGGCGTCGGGTACTTCTCGCCCTTGTGGGACTCGGGCTTCATCGAGTTCTGGATTTGCCTGATCTTCTCGAAGATGGGCCCACGCTCGGGGGCAGGCAGGTTGAATGCCTTGTCGTACAGGTCCCCGATCTTGGAGTAGGTCGGGATGCCGACGTTCTCCCACCACCAGTTGACGGCCTGCCAGCGGGGATCGTCTGTCTTCGACGCAACATAGTCGATGTTCTCGCTGATCTTGCCAATGACCTTGAGATAGTCCGCATCCCGGATGCCCGCCGTCGTGAACAACTTGTCGAGGGCGACCAACTGCTGCTTGACAGCAATGAGTTTCTCCGTCGCCAGCGTGTTACTGATCTGTCCGCTGTCGTCAAAGGACTTCTGGAACTGGTCGAACAGACTGGCGAACTGCTTGTGGGTCGCCAGGTAGGTACTCCAATCGTCCTTGGCGTAGGCCTTCTCCTCGTTGATCTGGAACCCGCTGCGGAGAATCTCGGGCGGGGACATGCCGTTGGTCGGGCGCTTGTTGTCCTTGAGGTACTGCCAGTACGCGGTCATCCCCAGGTTCCAGTCAATGAATTCCTGCTGGCTCATGACCTTGACCTTGCCCTCGGTCCAGTCCTTGATGAAGTTGTCGAAGTCCCCGTAGTCCCGGCGCTCGCCCTGGTTGATCGTCTTGCTGTTGGTGTACCACACGGCGTCAGGGTACTTGGCCTTGAACGCCTCGATCAGCGGGGAGGCAGCGGAAGGATCGTCCGGCTTGCCCTCACGGTACGCCTCAACGGCCCGCCAGATGCCGGTCATCTCCTCGGCGTATTTGTTCGTCACCTGGACGGACGTCGGGAGGAACATCCCCGCGAGCCCGCGGATGAGGTAGTGGACCCCAGCCCGCTTGTGCGCTCGTGCGAGCAAGTCCTCGCTCCACGTCTTAGCCGCGTCCTCGTACGCCTTCTGCGACTTGAACTTGAGGCGGTCCGGCGCAGGCGGCATGTCCATCGACACCGAGCGCATGGCGTCCTCGACGGCCAGCGTCATCATGAGCTTCTGGGTGTCGGACGTCAGGTATTCCCACGGCGGGGTGACGCCCGCCGCGTGGAGCAGGTGGTCCCAAGATGTGGGCCCGATCTGGATTTCGTTGCCGTAGCGGAGCACGAGGTTAGCGATGTCCTCGACCACGGCGTTGTGCTTTGCCAACTGAGCGAGAGCCACGGAGGGCGCAGGGCCCAGCGCGGGGACCAGGGAGTCCGGTGTGACCGGCAGCATCCCGACGGCTGATGACACCGGAAACTTGAGGATACCGCCCTTCTCCCCTGTCAGGTGCTCATATACCTTGTCCAAGTAGGGCACGGTGAAGTAGTCCTGCCCATTGGAGTCCTTCTTGATGAAGCCGATGTCCCGAAATGCTGCGATCAAGAAGGCGGCCCGCCGTGCGAAATAGAGGTGGCCGACACCAGCCACGTACCGCCCCGGCAACTGCTTGAGCCAGACGGTCGCTAGCTCCTGGTACGCAGGGAAGAACGGGATGATGTTGCGGAGGAAGTGTTGGGCTGACGTCCTGGATGCCAGGTTGTACATCCACTGAGATGTAGTCTCCGCTGCGTAGGACTCAGCTGCTGCCTTCGCTCGCTTCGCCGTCCACCCAAGGGAGGTGAGCCGGTCAAACTCTTTGACCGCCAACTGCCGGAACATCGGGGCACGGGACATGTACACGTCTGGGCGGGAATAGAACTGGTTGAACGCAAAGTCCCGGAAGCGAGCCGCGAGCGACTGGCCCTCTCCAAAGGCGTACTCCGACGCCCTGGCATTGATGAACTGCGGCGGCTTGTACCGGCCCGCCTCATACTCACGCTCGAGGAATTCCCCGAAGGCCCGCGACCCGACTTCGATCGGCTTGCCCGACTCGTTGAGCGCGTGCCCGATGTGGAGCGCACCCTTGAGGTCATTGCGGCCAGCGGTCAGAAGTTCAAGCTCGGCCTTCATATTCTTGATACCCTCGATCACGCCTTGCGACGAGGCTTCCAGATTCTCGATGATGGCCTGGCCGGTAGGCCCGCTAGCCTCCGAGCGAAGCCAGTTCTCGACCTCTACCGGGTCTTTGCGGAACATGATCTTCACTGTCTCCGGCGAGATGTGCCGACGCCGGAAGACCGATGACAGTGCGTTGAAGTAGGCCCGTCCGTCGTTGGGCTGCAGGACCGCACGCCCTCGGCGGTAGACCTTCATGCCCCTGCCGAACGAGTGGACATCATTGTAGTTGTCCATCAGCGTCCCCAGGAATTCGGCATGCGAGTCCGCGAACCTCGCATAGTCGCCCTTGACGAGCATCGACTTGAGCCATTCGAGTGGGTGGTTCGCGTAGGAGGCCAGGTCGAGGGCAGCCATGCGGAAGCCCTGCTCCCCCGTAAGACGGGCGAGGAGGGCGAATGGCATCCGGCCCATGAGGATGAGGGACTTCCAGAGGTACGTGAATCCGTTGAGGACATCGCGTGCGCCCTGGATTGCCTCGGACGAGACTTCGCCCAACTTACCCCGCTTGCGTAGACCCCGCGTCCAGCGGCGCGTAGCGGAGAGGTACTCGTACATGACCTCGTTCGGGGGCAGCCGCATCGAGTTGCCCATGAAGTCAGCCGAGAAGGCGGGCATCCCGGAGCGCAGGTTGCGCCCTGTCTGCTTGTCCACTATCTCGCGGTCGAGGGTGTGCCGCGGGATCATGAATCCCTCGTCATCCCCGTGGAGGTAGCCCGAGCCCCGCTCGGACATCAGTTCGTCGTGGGTCTGGCGGAGGGTCCTGCGTCCTTCGGCATCGAGGAATGGGCTCTTGTCAGCGACATCTTCCCAGAGCCGCTTGATGAAGTTGAACCACTCCTCCCTGTTGCTCACGTTGAGGTAGGCTGCGAGTAGGTTCTGGACGTCCTTGTCCGCGAGCCCGAACAGTGTGGCGTGATCCCGGATGGCAGACAGGGACTGCTGAACATAGTCCGCCATCTGACCTTGCGGGACCACGCGCCCCTCCTTGAGAGGCATGAAGATGTGTCGCCCACCCGACAACTGCTGCTTGACGTGGCCGAGCCGGACGAACGCTTCTTTGGCTCTGTTCTCTAGAAACTCCTCCCCCTTCTTGGCAACACGCTGGGCCTGACGCCCCTGGACCTCGCCGCCGAACATGACGCGCATCAGGTCCTTGGTCGTCACCCCACCAGGGTAGCGGGCGAGGGCAGCCATGAACTTCTCCGCCGTCGTGCGCTCAGCCGGGGGCGCGAACCGCCGCATCTGCTTGAGCAGGTCCCGGCCCGGAAGTTCCCGCATTGGGATGGTCACGTCGTCCGTACCCACGAGGCTGCGGAGGTGGAGCCGCTCGGCCATGAGTTCGTAGCGGCGGGCGTCCTCCGCGATCACCTGCTTGTCAAGGGCCTGGAAGTTCTCCACCATGTCCTTGAGTTTGGTGCCGCCGAGCACGGGACCCTCAGTGCCGGGGGCCTCGGTCAGTCGGACGGGAACCCTCTCAAGTCCCAGGTCCCTCGCTGCCATCCAGCGGTGGAATCCTTCGGACATGTTGGCCTTGCCCGTCTCCGGGTCGAAGTCCATCTCTAGGGGCTCGCGGATGCCGTTGGCCTCGATGTCAGCCTTGAGTGCGTCGTACTCCTGCTTGTCGAGTTTCCCAACCTTCGGAACCTCAAGGGGCTGCATTCCCGAAGCCCTTTCCTTAGAGAGTAGAAACTCTCTTTCTGGATCACGGGAGAAAGACAGGGCCTCGCCACCAAGATTAGAAACCCTTGCTGCTTCCGCTTCGGCACGGGGAACATCAACGTAGGAAATACTGCCTTCGGGAGCACGTTCGGCATACCACTTCGCGTGCTCTAGTTTGTCTGTGAACCAGTTGCCCCTAGCTCCTTCTGTTTCCTTGGCAACCCATTCGGGAAGCCCCTTCCCCTTCAAGGTTGTGTGTCCGCGATAAAGCCGGACATGACCTTCGGGTACGGGGGGAAGCTTGCTAACGCCCATGCTTGTCGTCGGGTTCCAGAGTTCGGGGTCGGCGTGCTTGTTCACAGTAGAGAGCGGTAGCATACGGGTGTCTGCCCCACGGCCCAAGGCCTGGGCCCTCGCGGTCACGTCCGGGGGCAGGAGGTAGCCTACTCCGCCCTGTGCGCGAGCCTCGTCCTGGGCGATCTTCGCTACCTCCTTGGGGACATCGACGTAGCTGATCTGGTTGCCGTACCGGCCTGCCGACGTGGGGTTGTCAGCGAACCAGTCCCCGCTCTGGGTCGAGCCCTGGCCCTCCCCACGGAACAGACGGACCATGCCCTCCTGCAGCGGGGGCGGAGTGATGCCCTTCATCTCGTTGTTGAGCGCGGACAATGAGGCATCGTCAGCCTTGCCGTTCCAGCCCATGTCCAGCATCATCTGGTGAATCTGGTCCGCTAGCTCAGCGCGAGTCTCGATCGTCTTGTCGAGCGTGGCGAGTTCGGTGCCCGTGTTCGTCAGCCGCTGCACGATGCGGTCGAACTGCATCGGGTCGCTGATCCCACCGAGCATGGCGGAGATGAGAACCATGTGGACGTCCTCGGGGTTGCGAGCGGCGGCAAGGGCCTTGGTGATGTGCTCGTCAAAGTTCGGTGCCCACTGGGCCATGACACCGAGCGTGCGCTCCTCGCCCGCGGCCAGGAGCCCCTCGGCATCCGTGATCCCACGGGCCTGGGCCTCAGCCCT